AAGCCAAATGCTCGGATGACCGGAGCCAATCCAGAAAGAGCAATTTTGATACCTTCACCAATTCCTGTCGCAGCCGTTTTGATTGCTGTTCCTGTTGTTTTGATTAGAGTTGAGATTGATTTGAAGATTTGAGCGATTGCGCTTTTCGAGCTCGTTGCACCTTTTACAACTTCGTCTGCCCCTTCCTTGGCGCCTTTAGCAAATAAGCCAAACGGATTAAAGCTCTTCAAGAAATTAAATGCCTTGAAAGCGACTAGAGCTCCTCCAATCCCTGCAATCAATCCTCTCCAGACATCTGCACTAATTGATTGAGTTAATTTTGAAATCCAGCTCACAATCATTGAAATAGCATTCACGACGTGCCCAGCGGCTGCGCCTACGATATCCCAAGGAATAGCATCGCCTAACTTAATAGCAAGATCTAAAGCTGCATCCGTCAAATCTTTAAATGCTTGATAGGCGTTCTTGATTGCTCCTGTTTCAGAGAAGGCTTCTAGTGCAAACTGAAAGGCCATCGCCATATTCTGGATGATGACGTTAACTGTTTGAATGACATTTCCAACCCCTTGGATAACATTCCCAAATCCATTGGATTCGCTTGTCAGTTCTTCAAAGAGCGACTGGATTGTCACAACAACATCTCGAAAAGTGTCCTTGATTACGTCAAAAACACCCTCGTCAACTCCAAGCGAAGCAAACAGCGATTTGAAACCTTGTTCAATCCTTGGCCCAGCTTCTGCCAAGGCTGTATCGATAGCTTGAGGGAGTTGTCTCATAATATTTCCAACCATCGGCAAGAAGTTGCCTAAAAGGAACGTTGAGGTACTAGAGATAAGCGCTTTTAAAGACGGCCCAATATCTTCTCCAAGCGTCAAATTCGCCAAGAAGTTGGATGCCGAAGCCTTCATTGCTGCAAACGAACCGCTGAATGTAGTTTGCGCTTCTTGTGCCGCAACCCCTGCGACTCCCAACTCTTGTTGAACTAGGTCGATAGCTTCTACGATATCCGCAAAATTGTTGATATCAAACTTCTTGCCCATTGCTTTTTCGAGCTTGCTGGCATCTTTAAGAAGTCGTTGCATTTCTTCTTTAGTACCGCCATATCCAAGTTTCAAGTTATCTAGCATGGTATAGTTCTGTTTAGCGAAGCCTTGGAACGTTTGCTGGATTGAACCAATATCTGTACCCATCTTGGCTGAGTTATCAGCCATGGCCATGATAGCCTTGTCTGCCATTTGTGCAGCCTTCACAGCATCACCACCGAGTGCTTGCTTCAAGCTAGCACCGAATGAAACGGCTTGCTCTGCGTATGTATTAGCAGAGATACCAGCTGAAGCTGCAGCGTTCGCATATTGCTTTACAGACTCAGCAGCAGTCGTATAGAGCGTATCAACACCACCAAACGATTGTTGGAGCTTGGCGCCCTCATCTAGAGCTGTAGCAAATACACCCTTGATAGCACTGCCAAGGGATTGAATCCCAGAAATCAGCTCACCGCTGACAATGTTAGCTCCTAAAACTGACTTAAAGACCGAACCTAGTTGCATACCGCTTTCTGTCAGTCCGCCAACCATGCCTTTTAACCGTGCAACTCCTGATTGAGCCTTATTGCCATCCATATCAACTTGGATGACCACTTTACCATCTGCCATTTATGCCTCCTTTCTACTCGTAATAGTCATATTCATCATCTTCTTCGTCGCAATCATCATCTGGAAGACGATACTCTTTTTGTAGTTCTCGCATCTTATCAATGTACTCCTGACTGTCGCCTTTTTGCGGTTCATAAGAGCGAATTTTCACGACTTCTACAAATTTGGTTCCTTCAGGCAAGCCAACGATTAGAGCATTGAATTTCTTCCAGTGTAACTTCCCAATTTCTTCGATTAAGTCGATTCTGTAAGCCTGCATGAAAGAAGCAAAGATATAGGCTCCGTCATGCTTCACGTTGTAGATCTTTTTCTGTGGCTCTTTCGATGTTGAAGATTTCATGACGTTTCCTGCCAAGTCATACTCAACATCGTCTTCTTTCTCGCCTGTCTGGATGTGCTCTTCAAAAATTGCCTGAACAACTTCCAAAGCCTCCTCAAAGCTTAAAAAATCAAAAGAAACACCCGTAAGGATCCGCAACGCTAAAAACGGGCGCATGAATTTGGGAATATCATCGTCTTTCCATAATTCAAAAACTTTCAAGACTCTATCGAACGATAAGAGCAGAGGGAAAGTCTGTTCTTTTCCTTCAATTTCTAGAACAAGCTCATCAACTAGCTTTCTAGAAATATCTAACATGGCATCACGCTAGATATTTCTTGAAGGCATCTTCTGAGTTGCGCTCTCGATATTCTTTCTGAATCCCAAGAATGGTCTGCATCAGATAGTTAAATGCGATAGTAGTATCTTCGTCTGCAAATTTATAGACTTTTTCAAATGCATCCGCTCCGAATAATTGAGTCCAACCGTCTTTGATAAGCTCTTTAGCTTTTTCTGCGATTTTCTCGTCAGAAAGTTTTTCAATTTTCTTCCAGTTCTTTGCTAAGCCTTCACGGAACTTATCAAGTTCCTTCACGCCCTTGTCATTTGCAATGTATTCCAGCTGAAATTCTCCGAAATCAATAGGAATGATATTGCTTAATTTCTTAATTACGACCATTGTTTTTCTCCTCTTTTCAAAAATAAAAAAGGCGTGATATTTCACGCCTCAGATTATCCTGGTACTACTGTTGATTTCTTAGGTTTACGGGTCCATACGACCTTAAACTTAATACTTTCATTCTCTGACGCTTCACCGTCTCCGATTTCGATACCAGAAAGACGAGCTGGTCCCTCATACTGGGTCTTACTGGTCGAGTCAACTTCTTTGTACCAGATCAAAAGCTCATCGCCAACCGCATCCTGTTTCTCCGCAATAAAGTTCTGCGCCTTGTCGTCTGTATCACGAGCACCCTCAAAAGAACGACCTCGTGTTTTTGCGATCACTTGCTCTTCAGGTGTTCCGTCACCAGAAAAGTCTGTAAAGTCGTCTGTCTTCTCGTTATTTTCTGGCGATGATTTCTTAATCCCTTTAGCAATCCAAAGGTACTCTGTCGCAGTTGGCGGAGTGTCCGGAGTCGCTTCTTTGTAAGGGCCGATGTAGTGTTTACGTTTTACGTTTTTATTTTTAACCATTATTCATTCCTTTCAATTTCAAGGCTGGCAGTTACGTCCAGCAAGTAAATGTAAAAGCCTTGCTCGTCTAAATCGTTTAAGTAAGGCTTGTCGACTTTCAGACCTAAAAATTCGTAAGAGCCATTCTTACTTGGCAATTCTAGGTCCATTTTTGACAAGGCAGCGTTAATCTGCCACAGTGTATTATTGTTTAATTCCTGATCTCGTGACTTGATAGCAATTTCAAAAGGCAATCTGACTGTTTGAGTTCCAGCCATGTCCTCGTCTACCACTTCTCCGCCAGGTAGCGGATAAAGGACCAATCCCTCTTTTTCGGCTAAATAACCGAGCTTAGACGGAATTTTGTCTTGGATGCCTTTGATATGCTCAAGCAAGACATCTGCAAAATCATTTTTTTGAATCATTTCACTCCCATCGCTTTCGCTCCGACTTCAGCCCAATTCTTAGCATATAGAGCTGAGGCCTTTTTATCCCACCTTGGACCAGTTCCAGGCGTTGGCCGTTGACTCAGCAACTTCTCCTTGTTAGCAAAGAAAAACCTTCTTTGTTTTTCAGAAAAGAACCCTTTTCGCTTCTTGCCATAATAGAGCAATCTAGCGTAAGGTGTTGCGTAGATAATCGAGTCTTGTCGAACATGTCCGCTAGACCGTAGGTCTCCTCTTCGTTTTGGGACGAATCGCTCCATGTCCATCAGCATCTGGTTAGCAATAGCTAACTTCCCTTTTGCGAAATTCTCTGGAGATACTTTCTTCTCAATTCCTGAAAGGTCAATCTTAACATTAACACCGCTCATCAAATCACCTCAATTTCATAAGCTAGTAGCTTCTTGGTTAGAGGATGATATTGAGGGATGATGTTCTTAACAACGTAGCTGACGCCGTCCTCTTCGACAATGCCACCGATGAAACTCTTGTCGAGTTTCACAGGGCAGTATTTGTGATAGACAATCACAGTCGAGGAATTGGACTCGCTACGATGATTGCCTGTTCCAGAATGAGAAAAGGATCTATCGAATTTGCAAGGGGATAACAAAAGAGGGTCAGAGTAAGCCTCTTTCCCCCAATCGTCCTCACCAATTGACTTTTTGATAGTCACAGAATTAGGTAGCATTCGTTTATCTATCATAATCAACCCTCGCTGAGCCAAATCCAGCCATTCTGAGCCAGTTTTCAGCATCTCTTGATAAATTATACCTTTCACCCAAAGAAATCGAACCCGAGCCATTCTGAGAGCCTGAACGATAGCTTATAGATGTCCGCCCTACTGACATGCTGGCAATAGACTGCTTGTCTTCCGCTGTCATGATGCCAGAACTATCTAAATAAGCTACTTGATAAGCCGTGGCACGTTTAACTGCCTTCTTGCGAGCTGTATTGTCGCTATCAAAGCTATTTAGAGAATAGAAATCCCTGGTATAAGCATCGATAGCGAGTTCCGCTCGCTTTAAAAGCTTGTCAAAATCGCCCTCAACTTCAAATCCGAGCTTATCAAACTCCTCTTTAGTTAAGTAAGCCATCTAATCACCTCCTTAAAAGGTGGATGTCCCCACCTCAACTAGATCTTGCTTAGGCTCTTCAACGAGTTCAAAGCAATCTTCACCAATCACCTCATTAAACAGGCCATTGATTCGATTAGCTTCGTCTTGATCTAGCTCGTATTCTTGCCCTTTGTCAAAATGACGGTCAGACTTAGCTAGATAAGCGTTCAATTTTGCTTTAAATTTGGCCATTTAACACCTCCAATAGTTCATCTTTGGTCTTGTTTGAATAGCCCTCAAACCCTCGCTCTTTAGCAAGAGCTTTCAACTCTGCCAAAGTCATGTCCGAAAGTGAATGAGTAGCCAAAATCTCTGAGATTTGGCCATCTTCAATCACTTCTTCAAATCCATCAGCGATTAGCTGAGCTTCAAGCAAGCTGCCTTCCTGCACGGTGTAGACTTGGTTTCCTTTTTCGTACTTACGCATTTTCTACCTCCTTATTAAGCAGATTTGTGAGAAACATAGACCCCGTCTGTCTTGCTTTGCAAGACGAAAAGATCATGATAGAGACGGTTTTGGTACAAGTATCCGTCACCTTCCGTGTGTTGACCAGGAGCGAAAAGATAGATTGAGTTGAACTTAGCCTTGGCAATTACTGCTGGCTTAGCAACGATCAAGAAGTTAATGTTTTTACCATCTGAAGCCTTAACAAAGCCTTCAGTGAAGTCAAACTTAGTCTTGAAGCGTGCATCATCCCAAACTTCGATAAGCTGAACTCCGTCAAGTGAAGTGACACGAGTATCGATTCCTTGAGGCGACGTAGTAGCGATTGAGCGCGTGAACTCTTTAGAACGTTCCAAGAAGTCCATCACTTCGCTAGAAACATACATAACGATGTTTTGAGCGCCGTATTTACGAACTGGCAAAAGAGCAGCTTTCAATTTTGTGTAGATGTTCACTTCTGACAGGTCATCTTCAGACTTGAAGTGACTGTTTGTGATAGCTTCTGTAGCAATTTTAGAGAAGCGATAAGCATCGACTTCTGGAGTTGCGTGTTCAGTGATGAATGTGTTAGATACATTAGCAGCTGAAAGCTCTTGGTTCGTTTCGTCAACGTCTGCGGCATCTACGAAGAACTCGACGTCACGGTCAAATCCTAGTGTGTAAACTTTCTTGTCGTTTGAAACTGTACCAGAGTTGTAGCCTTTAGAGCGAGTGTGCGCTTTGTAGCCAGTCACTGAAATTGTAGGCAACTCGAAAGATTTAGCGCCCAACCAGTTTACTTGTGGCGTTTCCAAAATACTTGTGAGTGCGCCTTGCATCAATTTCTTTTCAAAGGTGCCTTCGTGTTTAGTGATGTAGTTAATTGTCATTGATCATTCTCCTGTTAGTTGTTTAGTCCGAGAGCCTTTAAAAAGGCATCTTCTTGGTTCGTTCCAGCCGTCGGATTTCCTCCGGCCGAAAATGTCGGCTTCTTCTCCTCAGATTGCTCTGTGCGACCGAACTGAGGATATTTCTGCAATACTTGGCCAATAGCGTCTTCGATAGACACCTCATCGGTCACTAAGCGAGCAGATAGAGTGATGACGTCGTCTACAGACTCAGCATTTACTCCCAAAGTCAGAGCTGATAGTTTCGCTTCCAGGTTCTTCTTATCTGACAAAGCAAGTTCTAGCTCTTTCTCTTTAGCAGCAAGCGCTTCTGACTGTTTCTCAGCCTCGCTCTTTTGTGAGTCCTTCCACTCTTTGAGTTGCTGGAGTCCTTCTTTAGCGCTCTTGATGTCCTCAAATCCTAGGCTTTTGAAGATTTTCTCTTGCGCTTTCTTTGACTCTTTATCTACAAGATCAGTCACTTCATCTTGAGTGAAAGTCTTGACAGGTTGCTCTTGAGTTTGTGACTCAGTGGTTTCTCCAGCGTTGACTGGCTGGTCAGTTGTTTGAATGTCTTCTGCCATTCTTAAATTCCTCCTAAAATTAGGTATTATCTTCCGTTCTTTACCGACTGCGGATAAAGTCAAGCAAAAAACCGTACAGGATTCCATACGGTTAGGGCATAAGAAAACCGCCTTGAATTCGACACGGTTAGTTTTATAATTCGATTCCTTCGATTTCTGATCGAACTTCTAGCCAGTATAAATACTGACCCATGGCGCACTTTTGATTTTTTAAAACTTCAATTGAGCATTTTGGCTCAAAATTGAGCGTACCAGCTTCGTATTTCACAATCATTTTGTGTAATTTTGTATATTTATCCTTAAGCGCATTGTATTCATCGATAAAACGTCTTTGCCAATCTTCCATTTTTTTGTTTTCCTTTCTTCCGAAAAAAACTGATCAAAAATACCAGTTTATAGCAATTTACAGTGATTTAAAGCAGTCTATTCCTGCAAGTCAAGACTCTGGATCACCTCCTAATCTTTGACTGCTCGATTTGAAACCTTGGCGTAAACATCCACATAAGTCTCTTTCTTGTCTCCGTTATGCGTGATTTCTGCATAATCTCCACAAGGTTCGCTTGATGTAATTGTGTTCGTACTAACAAGAGCTTTCCAATTTTGCAGGGTCTTGCTAAACCAAACTACAAAGCAGTCTTCTGCTTTGATTTCACGACCTGATAAGCGCGAAAATTCTTGTGATGCCAATTGTTTTGCTTTTTCTAACATTTTTATTCCTCCGTTTTTTCATATGTTTCTGCAAAAATATCAGGCTTGCATGGATAAAATTCACCTTGCACACCTTTGATAATGTAGTCGCCTTCTGTTGCTACCATCAATCCTTCAAGTGTTTCTATCTTTAGAACTGGATTATCCAAATCAGCATAATCTACACGAACTGGATCCAATCCTAACTCTGACAATTTCAAAATTGATTCTTCAGTATCTACGAACTGAACTGCCTCAATTACTACAGGTTTTTTACGGTATTTCATTTTTTTCTCCTTTCTGTTGAAAAAAAATATATTGTGAGTTATAATTAAGTTA